ACGTTTAGATCCCTCTTGTTCAACCATACCAAATAGTTCAGACCATTGAGTTCCTTTAACAACTTCAGAAGCTGGTAGGAATAAGTTGTCATCACCAGTAAATAACTGACACTTGTAACGATAAAGATTTCCAACTGCAACTGCATCTTCTAGGACACGTAGTTGATAAATCTCTGTCTTAGGTCCAACAATGTGTGAAGTTACAGAGAAATAATTCTCAGGATACCACATATAAATTAAACCACGTCCAAGACCAGCTTGACTTGAATCAGTTACTAAAGTAGTACCTGCTTCATCAACTGTAGCTTTCTCCAAAGGAATACTACGCTCGTCAGAACCATGTAAATACCATTGATAAGCAACGTCATCATTAATATACTTGGTTGGAAGTTTATTAATAAATGAAACGATATTGTCAGAACCAACATTTACATCATATAAACGGTTCATTACTTTAGAAATCACCTCTGGCTCTTGCATACCAAGCCATCCAAGATGCGATTCTCTAGTTAGGTGAGACCAATGTTTTTGATCTACTACTTGTAATCCACTAATTTTATTACTCATATTATTTTAATTTAGGCTTTTTATTATCTAAGTATAGATGCAGTTGATTTTAGGATATCACTAGTCTCTTTGTTAATCATATTAGAAGTTGCTCTTCCTGATTTAGAACTAGAATTAGTTTTTAAGAATTCCTCAAGATGAGAAACTTCTTTAGTGGTCTTTACATTCTTAACCTTATCCCAAGACTTGCCTTTTTCAAAGAATCCAGTCTGTACTAAATAAGCTAATTTATGATCGAAGTGAACTGGATCATCAGCTCTCTTTGCCCATAAAGCATTTGTAGTATTACCATTTTTATCTTGAACTGGCTTAGTGATTAAACCATACATCTTATCTTTAGTCTGCTTATTGATCTTTTGACCTGGAATGATTTCATTCAAACCTTCAATAGAATCCCTAAGGACCTTCTTACTGTCTTCGATTGCTTGATCTTGATCTGCTTTAAATTTAACAGCATCTTTCTTTTCGCTCTCAATCTTTTCGTCAATAGACTCTTTAATACCTGTAAGAGCTTCTTGAGTCTCTTCAACATCTTCTCCAAGTTCAAAGCTACGATCAATTAATTTCTTAATTCTAGCATCAGTAAACTTAGTAGTTAACTTATAGTTCTCCGTAAGAATATCACGTCTCAATTGAGAGTTCTCTTCATCAGAAATCTGTTCGTCAGTTATAGCACTAAAAACTTCTTTTGACTTAACTAAATCACCAGCCATGTTTTTATCAACACCATCCTCCACTAATGAAAGATATTCTTGGTAATTGTCGTCATAATCTTTTTTGATTGTATCTGAAGTATTTGAGATCTCACCAGTAATTAGAGATCTTAACGCTTCAACTTCGCCCTTCTCTTCGACTAAAGCAGTAAATGCTTCATCATCTAGAGAAGAGATAATCCCCTGGCTCATTAAGTCCTTTGCAAGAACTTCAGCAAATTTAGAAGGAGCAGAATTAGAAGAAGAAGTATCTGAGTCGCTGTCTGCGCCAGGGGTATCATCTTCATCAATATTTTTATCGGCATCATCGCCATCGTTAATAGGTTCTCCTTCAAAAAACGAATTAACACTTAAGTCATCATTATCATTGGCTTCCTTAGCAGCTTCACCAGCTCCTTTATCACCATCATCTCCACCTTGATCGCCATCATTACTACCAACGTTATCAAGCATGGAATTCAAATCAAATCCACTAGGATCTAACATGTCTCCAAAATTTCCATCTATTCCACTCATCTTCTTCTAAATTTAAGTATACACAAAAGTATGCATTATTAATTATTATATCAAATATTATTAACTCTTAAAAAAGTTGCTATGGCTAAAAGCCACCCCAAACCTACTATTTATTAGTAGATTTAGAGTTGGCAGCCTTTGCCTTAATCTCAGCATCCTTCTTATTCTTGCGAGTAGTCTCTTTGAGCTGTCTATCTTTAATATCTTTATCGTCAGATTGTTTATCTCTCTGAAGATCTAATTTAGCTTGATCTAATGATCCATCATCACCTTGGTTTTCACCTAAGATTAATTTAGTCTCATTGTCACGAATATTATTAGATTCTTCTATATCCAACTTACGATGTTCTAACTCATTACTTGCAGCAGTAGTTTCTGCTTCAGCAGCTAATGCTTGCTGTTGTGCTTGCGCCTGAGCTTCTCTATTAGCTTTCTCAGCATCTTGCTGTTGTCTATTAAGTTGCTCTTCAAAAGCTTCTAATTTACGCTGTAATGAAGCAGGATCTTTAGTTCTGTATAATTCAGCAACCATAGATAAAGTTCCACCATTTTGCATAAAGGCTTGAGATAACGCTTGTAACTGTTGCATCATCTGAGTATCAGAAGAAGCAGTAGTAAGATTAATACCATATTCAGTTTCTGTAAATGCTTCACCATCGAAATCAAGCATCTCTATAGAACCATCATCTAATATGTATTGTGTCTTAAACTTATTGTCTTTCCAAGCAATCTTAGCAGTTTCTAAATAAGTCTTCAATGCTCGCACCCTAAAGTCGTCATGTACTGAGAAATACTTTTCTGTAATATGACTTGATTGATTAACAGCTCTCTCTACGCCACCAAGAGTTTCTCTATTTTCTACAGATCCTTTACGCTGTGGAGTAATTCCAGAAATATCCTGAAGTCTCCTCTCAACAAAATCTAAGATCATTAAGATCTGTTGTATGATATTAGCATCACCAATTCTAATAGTTCCAGAATTAGTGTTCATATTACCAGCAAGCTTACCTTTAGCTATACCCTTAGTTCCTTCATTAAATGGATCTTCAAAAGCAATACCCATTTGATCCATGTAGAATAACCATTTATCCATGCCCCAATTATCAGGAATCATAGTAGTATTCAATCTTGCTATATCGCCTTTATATCTCATCATATGCTCTCTTAGCTTATGCATATAAAAGTTATACATTAATTGATATGGCTTCATCATTGACATTAATGATTTAGCTCCTGAGCTATTCACATTAAATATTGAGCCAACTATTCCAGGATGACATTCTGATGGATTATCTCTAGTTCTAAACTGCACCTTACGTGGTTGCATTTTAACATATATCTCATCACCTATTCTAACTCCTTCATACCATTCAGAAATCCACTTATATGAAACGTCTTCACCTAAGTCAGACTGTACTGGATAATCTTCGTCAACATAACGTTTCTGTAAATCACCATTTTCATCAAGATACTTTAATACTCCAACTTTACGCATTCCTTTCCAACGAACCTTAGTAACTCTTACATTGCCTTCGTCATCAAATGCTCCATCGAATCCTACATTGCCTTTATTACTAGAACTTAATATTCCATCAATACCAACTTGATCTACATAACTACCAAGGTCGAAATTCTTATTAAGCAACTGAGGCTTAAACATTCTACTACCAGCAGTTCTAGACTCTTGCCATTGCTCTAATTGTTTAACATTAGAATCAGTTAGTTCATCAAAGTAATCATCAATAACTTGACCAACTGGATGATATCCTGATATAATAATTATATTAGAATCCTCAATCTTATAACTTTCTCCACTCTTAAGCGTATATAAATTAAGTGGATTAACTTTACTCAATACTGGTTTACCACCAAGTATATCCGAGTCAGACGCTTCTTCTCCTGCAATAAGCAAGTCTTCAAAGGCTCTACTAAACTCTTCTTTAAGGTCAAGTGTAGAATATCCATACTTCACAATCTGAGAAGCCATACGCTCTCTTCTATCTCTAAAGTTAAACTTAGACCACTTACCAAACTCTTCAAGTTCTTTTTTAGTACCATCCTCATCAAACTCTTCACTAGTAAGTTTACTTGCAAGAATCTCATTAAACTCAGTAGTCATCTCCTCCATCTTCTGACTAACTGCATCAGAATTGATAGCTGTAACTATTGGATTAAATAATCTCTTACGTTCCTCTCCTAGAAGTACGTTGATGTTTGGATTAGCTAATGGGTAATTCCTATATTCATTAGTAGTTTCAGATTCAATCTTATAAGGATTCATAACTGCTTCTACTTCTTTGGGATCTACTATGTCATTATATAAATTATAATTACTAACCTTTTCTCTAAGGTTAGCCCTAATGCCAGTATCGTTCTCCCACTCAACAAGACTATGTCCTGCATCTATACACTCTTTATACCACTTTTTGGTCTTCTGAGCGCGAGACTTTTTCTGAGCTGGGAAGCTTGCTATTAATCCTTGTGTTTCAAAACTCATAATATTATTTTTTTACAATATAAAACTATTCTTTGACATATGTTAATATATCTTATTCAAGTATAGCTAAAATCTTCTTTTCTTATCTTTCTTAAATCTACTAAAGAATGGATCTTCATATATAGTTTTAATCCTTTCCTCAGATTCCCTAAGCTCAATCTTAGCTCTATCCTCTCTATATATCATACACATACCCATAGCAGAAACACGGTCAGCATTTATGTCTGGATTCCATGCAATACACTCTTTAAGATATGCAACTGATCTAATTGTTTGTAGATTAAGTTTACCACTTCCAGTAATTATCTCTCCATCATCATCAACTTCTTCAGTTCCAACAGCTTTTGTCATTTGCCAGTCAGCTTGTAGTTTTCTAGCC